CTTTAAAAACATATGTAAGAGACTGATTTCTTCTCTTCCATGCAGTGTATCTACTTTCACCTTCTCTCATCATCTCTCCTATCCAAAGTTTACTTGGATCAGTACAGGTGATAAAGTTAGATACAAAAAATTCAACGACTTCTCTGTCATCTTTGTTTCTTGCTAGTTTTTCAAACCAGAAACGATCTTTCCTTTTGTAGAAAGACTGAACAGTTGCACGACTCTTTCCACAATACTTATGATAGTCATACTTCTCTTTGGTGAAGTGATTCTTCAAAGAGAGGTATTGCTTATAGGCATCGAACGGCATCACGAAAAATATAATATTAAAACACTAGTTTGGCACGGGAAGTTTTCTTTAGGAAATTGAGTTCCATCGCTTCATACTTTAGTTTCTCCTTCAAAGGTTTGGAAATTAGTTTAGGAACAGACTCTACGTCTAGATTATTTTTCTCACAAAAATAAACGATAGCATCGATGTAACTCATACTATCTTCGCCATGTACAAGCGATTCAATTTCTTGAGAAAATTTTGAAGGGCAAAAGAATTTATTCTCTAGTGCTTTTTCTAGTTCATTCTCCATCCGCTGACCCAGTATTGTGATGTACAAATTCTTTAATGTATCTAACTAGAAGCTTAATATAATCGCCTTTGTTCCTTTTGTCAAATACTTTGACCTCACCACCAGGAGTAACCATGATAGTGATTAGTTTTTTGACGGAGATACCAGTTAGTTCATAGTAAGCAGACGCATAAAACATCTCTTGGACAAAGTAGTTTTCCAACCACTTCTCTGGTTTGATCTTTTCAGATGTTTTAAAGTCAATGACTGCAAGTTCTCCTTCGTACTCAGCAATGCAGTCTACTCTTCCTGCCAATCCAAGATACTCTGAATACAGAGTTCTTTCGATAGCATGTACATTATTTATCTTATCAAGATATGGTTTGGCATAATGGAACATGAACTTTGTCAAGGGACGAAACTCATCCCAATTGATCTCTTTGTTCAACATGTAGAGTTCAGTTGCCGCATGGAAGTCTGTTCCACGACTTGTTGCTTTTTTAGTAATACGATTTGCTTCTTCAATACCAACTCTTGCTCTCCATTTAGCAAAGATCTGTCGGTTGTAGAAAGAAGTTACAGACGTAATAGAAGGCACCCAGTCTCCACTAGGAAGGTTGTAGAGACGGATGCCATTGGTTTCTTTTTTTGTTAGTTCAACGTCACCTAGAAAATTATGATGAGTAAATTGCATTATAGATTTAGTTCAGTTTTAGCAAGAATGTATTCTTTAACCAAACCAGAACGAACAATATCTTCTGCTTCAAATTCAACTACATCAAATGAAGGCATGATGCGAAGGATTTTCATGAAGTCGGCAATGCCGTTTCTTTCATTCTGCTTAATTAAATCAGTTTGAGTGGCGTCTCCACAGAACATGAGTTTTGTATTCTCGCCAACACGGGTAATCATACTATCAAGTTCGTGAAAATTCAAGTTTTGGAATTCATCAACGATGATGATAGCATTATCAAAAGTAGTTCCTCTAACAAAAGAAGTACTCCAAAAACTAATAGTCCCCTGAGTCTTGAGGTTGCCATAGAGCATTTCAAAGTCTGCATCAGTTGGCATCTCAAACATATACTTCACCATATTCTTATATGGAATCTGGTAAAGTGAAGATTTGTCCTCATGATCCCCTGGCAGGAAACCAATCTCTCTGGTTGCTACAAGCGATCTGACGATATAGATCTTCTCGTATGGTGTCTTAGGATCAAGAACATCTAGAAGAGCGTTGTAGAGAGCAATAAAAGTCTTTCCTGTACCGGCACACCCATAAGCAACAAGGTTTTGATTGTTTTGGTAACAACGAAAAAATTCCTCTTGGTTTTTAGTAAGAGGTTCAATTTTTTTAATGAAGTCTAAATTGATTGGTTTTTTTCTTTTCATATGTTTGTTGCTCATTCCAAATGGAACAATAGGAGTTTGGGACTTTCTTTTTGCTGGCATAAAGATTCAGTCTATTAGGAGGTTTAGCAGCTATTAACTGCCGACATTACTTTATTCATTCAGATAGGTTTAACAGTAGATCCAGGTGCTTTTGATGCTTTATGCAGAACATCATTCCAACCTGGATGTGATTTTATAAGTCTATCGTAAACTTCTCCTACCTCTCCACATCCAGGTGCTGAAGTTGGATCACTCCAGTCTCTTTGCCATTCTGGATTATCTTCCTTCCACTTACTCCACTCATGGACGCTGAGTACAACGTCCTTTTGTTCTCCAGTTTCTTTATTAATTACAGGGTATGTTGCCATACAAATCACCTTTACTTGTTTTTATTTATTAAATCCACTCCATTGCTTCAGCAACGGCAGGAAACTGTTCACAGAAGATCTTCTTAGCACCCAATGCAATGTCCATGTGCTCCTTCTGTGTGCCGTTTGCAGAGCGCAAATCGATATAATGGATCCATGACCTCACAGAGCCCGTCATGTAGATCCTTGTGGGGCAGGACAGGGGCAATACAAACCGGGCACATTCCTTTGCAATCGATGCATCAAGCATCTCTTGATAGAGTTTCATTCCTTCATCAAAGTGCTTTTGCATTTTGATCTGGAACTCCTGGCGGACAAACGGATCAATATCATCAATAGAATTCTGACGATTCTTGGTGTCTTGACGCCGTAGTTCAGGTAGAGGGATCGTCTCCGCGAGTAAGGAAGAATCAGCATAGCGTTGCGAAAATTCTTGATATGTAAACGAACGGTGCCGAAGCACTTGAGCCGCGATACCCCTGGTAGTATTGATTTCCAGAGTCATTGTTGCTTGCTCAAAAATACTCCAGTGCTGATGCTTGATACAATACTTTAGGAGTCCAGAGAACTTCTCATTCTCTTGGTTATTTGGATTTGACACACGGGCACAATACGCCATGTGTTTTTCGGCGTCAGGTGTAACTGAGATCAATTTACAATCGTTCATTTCCTCTCCTGTTTTCTCACTTTCTTGAGTTCTTTTACTTCTGCTTTGATAAGTTGGTAAGCTTCTTCAGCCGAAATCTTACCACCCATTTCCATACAAGTATAAACTTCAACCCTTGTTCCAAAGTGTTGAAGTGCTCTTTCAAATGTGTCTAGTTCTTCATACATTAGTCTGGGTATCCGTCATCATCGTTAAAAACTTCGTCGTATTCTGAGATAGGCAAGTAATATGAAGCAGGATCATCAAAGTTCTCTTGCTTGGTATTATATGCGTCCACGTCTGAGTATACTTCAGACTCCAGGGCATCTACAAGAGACTTCAGATTCCTCACAATGAGTTTGAGTTTATCTCTGTTCATGTGTGCAAGTTAAAGCAAAAACATCTTAGCATTAAAAAGGAGGGTTGTCAACCCTCCTACACGTATGAGACTAGTCTAACATCCTCCTACAGATTTTTTTACATGTCGCCTGGTTCTCATCGCATTCTATAAGACAATTGTAATAGTCATTTAGTGTGTCAGATTCCTCCATAGAACGATCTAAAGTATGAGTCAATCGCGCTACACTTTGTTTCCAACCCGCTAACTGATTGTATGAAATTAGATTGTGCATAATGTCCTCCATTATACGAAATTGCAAGGACATAACAACATGACAAAGGATGTTTAGTTACATAATTATATCCTCTACCGTAATTCTATCATATCTATACAAGTTTTTGTATCTTAGTATACATTTATGTCTTTTTTACATAAGTACAAAAAAAGAGAGGGTTCTTAACCCTCTCTATAAAGTAAGTTTAAATCACTTAACGTATGTCTTTCCGCGATAGCAGTAGGTTCCATGCGTTTCTTCACCTGCTTGATGTACTTGACACTCTACACCACGATATTTGGTAACAGTGATTTGTGCATCGTGCAATGCAGCAGCCTTTTGGATCTGCTTTTTGATGAGATTAAGTGTGTTCATTGTAGGTACTCCTGAAGTTGGGTGAAATTGAACCTTCTCTGGTTTCCCAGGATCCGTTTTCCCGTTCCTTCAGTCGTTTGCGTCCCATAGACATTTTGGTGATGCTTCTTGAATTACTTCAACCAGCTCTACCTTAATTATGTTATCAACATTTATATTGTCCTGAACTTTTTGAATCAATTCTGATGCATCAGAACAAGACAATTCAGCGTAAAGTAATAACTCAAACATGGGATGAACGCTCCGTTCCGCGACTTACTTGCGTCCTATGTTAGCACCTGATCACATCTACCTTCTACTTTCGTTCTCAAGTAACCTATAAGATTACGTTGATTACGGTAATCCAAATTGTCATCCATAAGGATTTCAATTCTTCTTTGTAGGAACCTTTCACAACTCATATGCCACCCATAGGGTGATCCATCATTATGGTGGGCTAAGGTAAATGCAAGTAGGATGCTAAGCATTTGGATGAACGTAGGGCCAGTATAACCCTTATATACTATGTAGTCAAGTAGGTTTGTATCTTATGCTACAAACTTTACAAAAACATCCCATTCTCACTCATGTACTTGAGTGTTTCTTTTAATGTTCCACGGTGATTGAGTCCAATAGCAACCTGAGGATACTCTGCCTCACTACCAAACTCAGCACGGAATTGTTTATCACTGAAATCTACACCCAGTAAGAACTCTCTTACTTTCTGTCCACATGCTTCAAGAACCATTTTTGCTCTCTCAGATTCTTGACTGCCGTTACTATAAACTAGTGCTTCAATCATGATACTTATTCCACAATTTACGGATGTTTTGTGTGATAGGCATACCACCAGTATAAGTCTCTAATAGTTCTCCATTCTCATCAGCAATAATAAGAACAGGAGTAGCAGTTACACCATACTTTTTGGCGAGTGCAAGATTCTCTTCAGGGATAGGTTCACTACTAAAGTCCTCAAGATAAATCTCTTCGATCACTTCTTTGCGAGGATCATTCAAAGCATTAATATATCTCTTGACAAGTCCGCAAGGGCCGCAAGATTCTTTTGTAAACATTAAAAATTTAGTCACATTTCTCCGTATCAGTCCCTCTGACGCCAGTCATCGGGTTTATCTTGTTTGAACCAATCTACAATTTCGTCTGCACCATCGAATCCCGTTTTATAATTGAATGGATCGGGATCGCCTAAACCCATCCTATTCATAAAATCATCCATAC